GAAAGAAGTTCGTGATTCACCTGTAATTCAGGGAGCTTGTGCAATTGCTTTGTTACTATGCGGTTTGAAAGCTATGCAAATGTGGAACAAAGCTCGTATTCAAAATATTAAACCACAAACCATGAATTCTGATAGTAGTGGTGGGTGGTTTCAAATGTTTACATCTTCACGTTTAACTTTTAAGAAGAACACAAAGAATCTCGGTGCTGTTTCTAAACATGCTGTTGAAACTTTCAAGAAGAATAGTCTCTTTTTTGCAGATTTTGTCCGTGATGACGGAACTCGAACACGTTGTAATGTCTTTTTTCCAAAGAAGGGTATAATAATGTTTCCAACGCACAATTGGTATTATAACTCTAACATGGATGGTAAAAAGTCATCAACTCTAAAAATTACAGTTACGCGTTCACTGAATGCTGGAGGTTTTTTCACATTCATATTGGATGAAACGGTGTCCTATGATGATCCTGTGTCTGATTGTTGTTATGGATTTGTTCCAAATTGTCCCGATTTTCGAGATCGATCAAAGTGGTTTCCTGAGTCAACATGTACAGGGAAAAGTGTTTGTGCATTGCTAGTGAAAGATGGTGTAGACATCACAACAGATCGGATAGAGGTTGATTTTAAACCATCTGTTGGTCATTGTTATCGAAGTTTTCCAGGTGGTGAGTATAATTCCCCTCTTTCGATAGTAGGTTCATGTATGGGTTTGATTATATCAGAAACAGCAGAACCTCACATTTTGGGTTTCCATATAGGAGGGATTGAAACACAAGGACATGGAGTTTGTCAAACCATAACTCTTGGAAAACTCAATGCAGCATTGGAGAGATTGGCAAAACAGCCTGGCGTGCATATTCCTGCTCAACCAACAGATTTACCTGAACAATATGGACGCATTATTATTGAAACAGAGCGCATTTATCCACATTGTAAAGCAGCAAATCTTGAGTCAGGTGACTTTATTGATGTTTTGGGGAGTACTCGTTTACGAACGCAACAAAGATCAGAGGTGGTTAAATCAGAGTTGTCACCTCATATTGAAGAAGTTTGTGGTATTGAAAACAAATGGGGACCTCCTAAGTTTGATCCAAATTGGAAAGCATTTAATGCAACGCTTGTACATATGGTGGATGCTCCATCAATGTTTAAACCAGCTGATGTTGAGAAAGCTCGAGAAGATTGGATAAAACCATTGAGAGAGTTGGCAAAAGAAACTTCAATCACTTCATTGACATTCAGTGAAGCTATAATAGGCGTTGAGGGAAAGAAGTTTTTGGATCCACTACCTATGAGTACAGGAATGGGATTTCCTTTGTACAAGAAGAAACGATCATTTTTTGAAGATGTAGTTGTTAACCACAAGCTTGTGGATCGAATTCCGGACCAATCAGTCCAACAGGAGTTTGACAGAATGATGTCTTGTTGGCAGAAAGGTGAGAGAGCATATCCAGTATGTGCTGCTACACTTAAAGATGAACCTACGAAGCTTACTTCAGACAAGGTGCGTGTTTTTCAAGCCGCACCAGTAGCGCTGAGTATAGCTATAAGGAAATATTTTTTACCCATTTCTCGTTTCATATGTCAAAATTCCATGTTATCAGAGTGTGCAGTCGGAT